TAACAGTTTAGCTACCGAGGATATCGTCCACACGGAAGATACGGTAGTACTGGTTGGTCTTTGCAGTTGCAAGACCGTTATTTGGTGTTGCACCAACGAATGGGTTTGAGACCATGCCGTAGCGAGTCTTAAATCCAATCTTTGGCTGGAATGTGTTTTCACCAACTGCACGAACCATTGTTAATGGTACGTATGGGCAGTAGAACAGACCGGCGTCATATGGGTTAGTACCCTTATAACCTACGTTAACGTAATCTGTTGTTGCATACGGATCAATGTATACACGTGTCCGACCATTCATCACACCAGCAAATGTATTGCCTGTGTCATCTACGTTCAGGTTTGTTGCCATTGCAGGAGCATAATCCAGCATGCCAGAAGCAGCCAGTGATGAAGCTACGTCAGATGAACAGATGATAAAGTTACCCTTACCACGACGTGTTTCCTGAGCAATTGTATTAGCTTCACGTTCGATCTGCATGATCAAACCTTTGAACTTTTCTACTGACCAACGGCCGTCTGCATCTGTCTGTACGTTGAAGATACCATTGATTGCAGTATTGGTTGTTGCAGCACCCAACTTAGCTTGTGAGTTAATTGTACGTACAACTTCACGGTTGATTTCAGCCATGATTTCTGTTGACAGAATGTTTGCCAACTCTGTTTCAGCATCCAGACCATGAATTGCTTTAAGGTCTTGTGCCAGTTCCAGAGTGTATTCTGCTTTCAGTGCACGTGACTTTGCAGTCACTGTTGCTTTTTCAATGGTGAAACCCATTTCAGCAAACTGTTCGCCACCTGATGCACCCAATGCTTCTGCTTCTGCAGTTGTGTACAGGTCAAGGTTAGCAAGTGGATCACCCAGTGAGTCAGCGATTGTTGAATCGTTATCACCGTCTAGTGCAGAACCCATACCTGATGGATCTGCTTCCATTGCAGTTGTCCCTGAATCACCAGAGAAGTTGATATTTGCTTCGTTGAATAGTGCTTCTGCACCATTTGAAGTGCCTGATTTTGTCTTTTGGAATGTTGACTTCATAGCGAAGATCAGACCAGTAGGACCAGACATTGGCTGTACACCACAGATATCGTATGCCATTAGGTTTGGCATTGCACGACGTACAAGTGCAATCAGTACTGGATTCCAGTTAGCTGTTACACCTGAAGTTACTGTTGATGTGTTATTGGTTTCGTTTAGAACACCTTCTTCGCGCAGAGCGATTTCTTGGTTTTCCAGGATTGCCGCTGTGACAGCTTTACGATGTGAATCTTTAATTGCGCCTGCTGATTCTTCGTTCAGTACAGGTGCCCACTTTTCCATCAAAGCGTCATAAGATACTTGATTATTCATTGTTTTGGACTCCCAAATTATTTCTTATTAGTTTTTTGGATTGCTTGAAGATACTGAGCCATAGAACCAGTGGCTTCTACAACGGGATCACCGTCATCAGATTCCTCTGTAATGTCAGCAGACTCAGATGGTTTCTTGGTAAAGTATGATTCCTTAACGGTTTCAACCTTTTGTGCAAAGGTATCTTCGTCTTCAAAATCAACTTCTGCTACCAAATCCTTTAACTTTTCAACCTGTGTTTCAGCAAGACCTGCAGCATGTTCACGGATGATTGCATCACGCTTATATTGCTCCAACTCTTCCTTAAGTGCCAGATTTTGAGCTATTGTTTCGTTTGAAGCTGTTTCTAATTCTTCAACTTCTTCTGCGAGTTGATCGACGAGGTCGACTTTAGACTCAGGTACTTCAATGTATGATTCTGTGAACAGATCTTTCAGAGAGGTCATAAACTTCTCAGCAATTTCTGTACGCAGACCAGCTTGAACTGCTACCTGGTTGTCTTCCATCCACTGCTCGACAACGTAGTTAAGATAATTGTCGACTTTTTCAACGAGGTCTGATTTAGTAGATTCAATCTCTTCATTCAGTTCTTCGTTGTACTTAGCTTCCAACCGATCGATTTCCTCAGATAACTTTGAGCGAATAGCAGTTTCAAAAATTACTCCTGCTTTCATCTTAAACTCATCTGAAAGAGTTGCTTCTGATTCAACCAATGCATTTAGGTCTTCTGAAAAATCTGCCTGATACTCAACCAGTGTTGGTTCAATATCTGATTCTTCTACACCTTCTGCCTTATACCCAGCCATCATGTTTTTATAACCAGCAGCAAGCTCATCCTTTTTCATTTTGGACATCTTGTCATACATAGCGTTAATCATGCCGGCCTTAGTTTTTGGCATTGGATCTTTGGTTGTATTATCAGCTGCAGAACCACCAGCCATCTTGCGCGCGCCCGATGTTGATGTGGCATCCCCAGCCTTATCAGTTGCTGCAACTGCCTGTGCAGGTGCAGTTTTAGGATCATGAGCTTCTTCCACAACTTCGTCTGTTACTTCGTCATGGAGTTCTACATCCTGATCTTCAATTTGATTTTCATCAGTCATTTTTGACTCCTTTAATTTGATTTAAGCAACGAGAGGAAATTTTTCCATTCACGAACCTGTGTCTCATAGAGATCAGCACGTGGAGCTTTCTTAATTTCAGTCTCAATTTTTTCAATAGTTTGTGCCTCAATAATGCCGTTGTTCCAAACCCACTCAACACCTTCCATAACCCCATTGACAAACGCTGAGGGTGCAGATGGATCCTGAACAATGTCGATAGCGTTCAACATAAAATCACCTTGAACTTCCATCACGCCATTATTGTTCTTCAAACTTCCCATACCACGAGTCGAGACGCCTAACCCAACTCCACCTTCAAGTAAACCTTTAACGATATTACCCATTGGTGTGTCCAATATAGTCGCCTTACCCACAACATCATTTCCCTCAAATTTGAGAGATTCAATCTTGTGAGAAACTTTATCTAAATTTACAGTCGGACCTGCTGGGTGATTCAGTTCACCTACTGCCCGACCTTTAGAAACTTG